GTCGCGTCCTGTTCGTTCAAAAGCTTGTCTTATAGTCTCGCGAATCTGCGGGTCTTCCATCATGCCCTTGGGCATAACCACCTCTTCACGAGTGGCGTGAATCATCTCTGTGTCGCCGTTGCGGCCAAACTCATCTATGTTAGACGCAAGAAAAGAGCCGAGACCCGCGGACATTGGTGAATCCATCACCTCACCGCCGTCTTTCATCCCTCGACCAAACGCGCTTGCAAACAAATTCTTATTAGAAATCCTTGTTGCAACATCAGTCATATTATTAAATACGTCCTCTCTTCCACTGAATGTTGATTTGTCTTGAAACTGCACCAATGGTTGCGGCTGTAGAACGCCAAATTGATTGCCACCAGACATACCGCCGCCCAAATCAAACCGCTCTTGAGCCATTTGTTTTACCTCTTCAACAAAAGGTTCAACTTGTCCTTCAGCTATGCTGTTAGATAACACCTGTTTTAAAGGAGCAAAGGCTCTATCTAGCCCCCCACCTAATCCACCTATGCCGCCCTGCATACCTTGTGCAAGAGGGAGCCGACGCGGCATTTGCATAATCTGTTGTTGATATGACATATTTAAACCCTTTGTTCTCTATAGTGTAACAGAACTTTCAAAAGGTTTCTATTAGAAATCTTTCTACGCTGAAACTGCCGCACGAGTATCACACCTTAACCAATTAGAACCATCACCAAAAGCAACCACAGGACTTCCTGCAGCGCCGTTTGAAACGTATATCAAAGTGCCTGTCTCTACCGTAGGCAGCGAAGCGACAGTAAATGTCGGCAACGGAATCCCAACCGTGTTTTCTGCGGCTGTGGACGATTTGATCCTTAAAATAGTGTTTGTTTCATATACCGTACCTACTTCGTCTCCGGTCAAAGAAGATGTTGGTATTTCAATTAAAATAGGTTTTGCAATTGCCGGATTAGTTATTTGCGTGGCAAATACAGAAAAAGCTCTAACTACCTCGGCCATATACTGTTGAGTATACTGCTCTGGTGGGACTGGAAAAAACGGTACTGGAGAAATGGACATTATTTTCTCCCATCCGGACGTATATCAACACGCGGGATTCCTAATCGCCATAACACGTCTGCATCTGTTGATTGAACTTTAAAAGTAAAACTACGTCCTCGTAGTCTAGTCTGATATTGACTTGTATACTGATCCACAGGAACATTGGAGGATTTTGTTATTGAGTCAGTTACCGTGGTTTGAGCCGTCTGACCGGGCGCATTTTTTGCATTCAGTATGAAATTTACCGTTGTATTGTTAACGTTTGTTTCTCGAAAGTTAAGATCAGGTAAAACACGACTTACAAAAGTAAATTGGTTTCCATCGGAAATGCCAAGATCCCCGGACTCAATAAACGAAGTCATAGCTGCACCATCTGCTTTTGCTCCAGTCTCATGGTTAAACAAATAATTATCTGTTCCTGTGGCTACAGGTAGTGCAGATATCCCCCGATCCAACCATGCTGTCCTGTTTAAAGTACCTACAAACCAAATGTTTTCAAGATAATTAAATACCACATACCTGTCGTTTTCATTTGAAGTAAGGGATGGATAAAACCACCACACTTCAGAAAAAGATATGTTTGCTCCGGCCACAACTTTGTCCGATTGAGCGGTATTGAAATCGTTAAAAACATGGTCTCGTACTGTGCAAGGTATACGTTGAACTGCACCTGTATAACCATAAAACTCTGCAGCCCCCATCCAGTATACAGCGTCATCCACGGCAACGGCTGCTCTCGGACTTGCAATGCTTATATTGCTAGAAATAAGGTTGATGCCAAACGTAAACGGTGGGCCAATAAACTGCATTGCGTAGATAGCCACGTCTGTAAACACAAGTATTTGTTGTCTTGTTTCAACGGCCTGCATAATTTTTGAACCAGAATCAATTCTTAAATCACCTGCAGTATTTGTAGTTGTTGGAAACCAATCAATAGGATTTTCTTGGTCAGAAAATCTTATAAGCATTGGATCTTGAACTCCGTCACCCTTGGCCGTGGACGATGTTGCGCCAAAACCGTCCGCGCCAAAAACAATTACATGCCTGTCTCTGTCAGACAATAACACCTGCGCTGCTTTCTGAGGAACAGAAGTTGGGGTGCCCGTTAGTGTAGACAGTTCGATGCCACGAGTAGAAACGCCGTTGGTCTTGTCCCAATAAAACAATTGACCATTGCGTTCATTAAAAATTAAATCTTCACCAAAATTATCATGGGACCATATGCGAAGGTTTGTGGTAGTGGTTTGAGTTCCGGTTGCAACGCCTAGCCCCCACCCGTTAAAATCATCCGCACCATCCGCATTCCCAGAAGCTAATCGTACTACAGAACCATTTGCATGAGAGGAGGCCGTTGTCCCCAAATGTCCTCGCGTACAACCTGTAAGGTTGTTTGAACTTATGCCACCAACTAGGACAAGCTCTGTACCACCTATAAGCACCACGTCGGATGCTACAATACCTGTGGCAGAAGTCACAGTAATAGTCGTATCGCTATCACTTAAAGTACCACCTTCATTAAGAGTTGTTTGTAAAGCACCGTTGTTTGTACCACCAAACAAACCTGCGCCCCAACCTGTACCGTCTACGGAAGAATTAAGGCCCGTTCCTATTTGGTATGTGCCAACTACACTACCACCACCATTACCTGAATCACTGCTGTTTGCATTTACCGCTGTTGCGTTTAATCCGCCTGTGATTGTAATACTTTCAATAGTGCTCACAGTACGTGCGGATATTTTGTATGAATTCCCGTTTACAACCTCGGTAATTTGATATTCTTGGTTTAGTATCGCCGCCGTTATGTTGCCCCCAAGAGACGCTGCCCCGGAAAAAGTTACGAAGTCATTTACAACACAACCATGGTTTACGTCAGTAACCGTGATTATAGGAGATCCGTTTGTTGCAGAAAAGGTTACATCTCCCGCAGAAGTAGTAGACCTGATTGGAGTGATGTCTTTATAATCAGTACCTTGTTTTATATAATACTTTTGTTCTGTACCAACGCCTAAAAACTTTTCGCCATTAAGAGCCACCCATTCGTGTAATCCACGACACAAGCCTAAAAAAGCCTTTGTAGAGTTCTTTTCCCAACCGTTTAACTTTTCTGGATAACCAAACCTAAATCTAATCTTATCGCAATCAACCCAACCGTTCTCTTCAGAGTATGGTGTAATCTCTTTGTTTATTCCGGGCTTAAAACGCAGATCAGTATAAGTCATGTCGTTGCCCCATAAATAGTTCCACTGTTATTGAGAGTATACGAATTTCCGCTGTCTTCTACAGCTTTGCCCGCCGCACCACCCGATACCGTAGTTTGAGAGGTTGGGTTATGTGTTTGAGTTCTTAAGGAAGTTCCACCCGCAGCGCCCCAACCGCCACCGCCGCCACCTTCTCCATTGGAGTTTGCTCCTGCAGAGTTTGCATCTCCTCCATCTGCACCCACAATTCCAGATCCTATGCCTCCGTCTATAGCGCCATCTCCACCTGTGCCGGGAAGTATTCTTCCACCACCACCGCCGCCACCGGCACGACCAAAGCTTGCGTTTGCGTCTTTTGAAAAGCCACCACCACCGCCAGAGCCTCCACCTGTTGCGCCTGTGCCCCCAGATGCGCCACCATTACCCCCCGCAGCGTTAAGTATTCCTCCTGCTCCCCCTGCATAAAACACGTCACCATTTTTTCTGTAACTACTTTGGCCTGCACCACCACCTGCACCGCCACCGCCCCCTGCTTTAAGGTAATAATCGCTATCGCCATGCAGGTATCCTGTAGAACCACCTGCACCGCCACCGCCACCACCTGCTATGTACGCCCCTGAAGCATTCGTAATAGTAACGCCCGAAACACTACTATTTATTTTGATAGCAGGTCCACCCGGATTTCCTGCATTGTCTGCCGCTGACGGATTGGTTGTGCTAACATTCGTAGTACCACCTCCCGCACCACCTTTTCCTATAATTTTACCATTGTTTACAATAGTGCAAGGTATGTCGATTGTAAGAGCCGCAATAGAGGTATCATCAGACCAAATCCACAAAGATGACGGAATAGTAAGTTGTCCTCCAGAACTAATATAATCAGAAACTGTAATTTGTTGATACTGACTTTGTCCGTTAATATTTGTGCCACTACCGGGTATAGGTAAATCAACGTTGGCCGTGGCTCCATACCATTCGGAGAAGCTCATTGCAGCACCGGAACTTTTTCCTATAAGACCTCGTATGTCACTGTCATTTATTGAAGCGAGCGTACCACTACTACCCCCTGCCTCGACATGGATTTCATTTAAACTAAGTGTACCGCTGCTTGGTAGCGCCATTAGATACTTCCATACGCTGTTACATTACCAGTGACAGTTAAATTACCAGACGTATCTAGTTTCATCTTTTTAGAACCTGCGTAATAAATAAATAAATTGTTAGATAAAACTTCAAAGGTCCAGTTGTTTGATCCTCCAGTAATTGAAATAGCATCATTTGCACTTATTGTTCCAGTTGCATGAATGTCGTTGTCTGTTGGTGTACCCGTATCCCCGACTCGCAATCCATTAAGCACATTGAGGCCAGAGGTCGTGACCCTTAATTCCTCAGTAGTCCCCGCTTTTATTTTGACAGTGCTTGCTGTCCCAATGTCAAAACTTCCTCGCGTTGTACCACCATCTTTAAGAACTATGTCTCCACCATCAGCGTCTAGATTAATGTCTCCAGAGGCATCTACCGTAAAGTCGCCAGATTTCGTAACGTTCCCTGTTAATGCTGCCGCAGTAGTAGCAGAGGTTGCTGAAGTAGCAGAGGTTGCTGAAGTAGCGGACGTCGCTGTCGTAGCCGAAGTAGCATTACCAGATAAAGTAGCCGTAATAGTGCCCGCAGAAAAGTTTCCGCTACCGTCCCTTGAAACTATGGCGCTTGCCGTATTTAAGTTAGTAGCTGTGGTGGCAGAGTTAGACACCTTTGAGCTTGTGGATATAGTAGCTAATTTTGTGTCGGCTATCGCCGCAGAAGCATTTATATCAGCGTTGACAATAGAACCTGCTACATAGGAACCTGCTTTCACCACAAGATCTTTAACGGCTGCTCCACTTCCTGCACCATCAGCAAGAACAACTGCACCCTCAGAAGCTGCTATCGTAACGTTGCTACCAGAGCCTTGAGTTACAGAAACAGTTTGGTTTGTGCTGTTTAAGAACATATACACTCGTGCATGATCGTTCTGAGCAAGCGTCACTGTGCATGTCCCGCCGGGGGTACCTGTAAACTCAATAGCCTTGTAATGTCCGTTTTCGGCAGCAGAGGGCTGATTGGATAAGGCTAACGTGTATGAAGTACCAGTTAAGGCGATTTGAGCAAAGCCGTTTGCTGCTCGCTCAATAATTTCAAGGTTAGTATTTGTGCTTGAACCCCATGTACCGGCTTCGTCACCTGTGGTAATTAACTTGACGCCGTTGATGTCTGTATATGTAGCCATGTGAAACCTATAATATCGTTTGTTTAAGTATACGTTTTTTAGTCATTTTAAGCAACCTCCGTCCATATCGGATTTTGTGACGGCGTAATGGTCGAATAGTTTGGCGTTTGTGATGGAGTAATGGTTGAATAATTTGGCGTTTGGTCTGGTATAATTAAACCAAAAACTGTTGGATTTCCAAGCCCAAGCGTCATCTCCAAACCTGTAACTGGGAAACCAACGACCATAGTAGCGTCTTGTCCAGTAAGCGTAAAAGACCCTGCATCAAGACTTACGCTCTTTGCAAAGTTTATATTCTGCCCTGTGAGTGTAAAAGATCCGTGGTCAAAGGACGATTTAATTGCAAAAGTGGCATCTTGTCCTGTAAGCGTAAACGAACCATGAGCGCCAAAAGG